TCGTTGTGCCTTGTTCAGATAGCCGGTGTAAGGCACGTTGGTCTCGATGGCGGGATTCTGATGGTTGGCTCCGTGTTGTACTGGACGCCAATTACGGCGCAGAGTACCCGTTCTGACAGCAGGCGGTTCGCCAGGAGCAGATGCGGTATAGGGCTTGCCGCTGGGCTTTTTGTATTGCTTGCCGCTGCGTTTTCCACGCAATACAAGCAATGAAGCGTTACGCAATTCCTGAGAAGCCGCAGCTGCACGGGCTGGAAGTTCCGCATTGACCTGATTCACGACTTTTGAAGATATTCCCGAAAGATCAATCTTGAAGTTCATTTCAGGTCACTCCGTTCTTCGCAGTAATAGACGGTGTCGATATCCATTTCGCCTTTGTTGTGTACGGCCTGTACCCTGAACCAGCGTGTTTCCCTGCTGCCCTTGCTGAGTGCAAGAACGTCCTGCTCTTTTGCAATAGGGCTGCCACGCTGGATTATGGAATGGGTGACTTTCACGCCTATCTGATTGTAACGTTCCCGCTCTTCCGGCTTTGCCACGGATAGGATGCAACGGATCGTGCATCTCAGAATCATTTCACCCTTGGTGACACGGCCAATGCCGGTCACACTACTTTCTTTCGAGTAAACGTTGAAGGGTTTCGGAAAGCTCTCAGGGCGGGTCAATCCAATTCGTCCATGCTTCATCGGCTACCACCTCTGAACGGCATAGGCGGCTGAACACGCGGATTCTCCATCATGCCTGCATGGAAGTAATGGCCGCCATCGCGGGGGTTGCGAAGAGAATCATTTACGGCTCCCGAAACAGGGATAGTGACTTCTGCGTCCGCGTCAGCTTTCAGCCGATCGCGCAGCTTCATCCAGCGTTCCGCTCTCTGGTTCAGAGAGAAGGATGTGCCGTCGTCCTTCCAGTCGGTTTCGTAGGAAAGCCGCATACAAACAGCGTCGGCGAGCTTGAAGAGGGCAACCTTCCATGCGGTCGTGCTGTCAATGATGGCCCGAATTTCTTCATCGGCTAACATACACGTTTCCGCGCCTCCGTCGGTCATGGTATCGCCCAATTCAAAACGCGCACGGCTCACACTCTTCTCTTCGGTAATCTTCGTCGGGTCGTAGGTGTAGGCCATTACTTCTTCCCCCTCTTCCCGGTCTTCTTTTCGCCGTCGTCGGGGGTGTCGTTGGCAGGCTGCTCCGGCTCGTTCAGGCCTTCTCCGCTGTTATCGTCGGGCTGCTGTCCATCATCGCCATTCTGCTGGCCCTCTGAGGGCTGCTGCTGCGCTTCAGGGGGATTGGTGCTGACGGGAGTAGAAGGGGCTTCCGGGACATTCTCGACGGAAATCAGTCCATACTTGACGAGCGCGGCTTCTCTGCCGGGGGCAATCAGCTTCACAGGCACATCGTCTCCGATGGCGAAGCGTTCACCGCCAATGTTGCAAGGCTTTTTACAGGTGATCTTCTTCATGGTCGGTTCCTCCTTTCTTGGAGAGTAAGGAAAAAGGCGCAGCGGGAGAAACAGCTTTGCACCCGGGGCCGGTGGTCAGGCGGCTCCGGGTGAGTAGTTTCGCCAATGCGAGGAGGTGAGCGCATTGCGGCGCGTTTGCGATACGCAACTTACCGCTGCGCCGGGAATGGTTTGTTAGGCTACGCAGCCGGTCAGGAAGTAGCCCAGTTCATCGCAGATCTTCTTCGGGGTAGAAGACATGAGACCTTCGATGAACTCGGTATGAGTGCCGCCCTCACCTTCCCACTGGTCAAAGGCCAGATACTGGCCGTTGCCCAGCATATCCCACGCCAGAGTGTAGCCAGCAGAGACTTCATCGATGGCGGGGTTGGGGGCAGCGTAGCAGAGCAGAGCGCCCTTGCTGTCGCACACGAACTGCATGTCTTCCTTGCCGTAACCGGCCGCATTGTAGGTGCTGTTCAGCACAACGATACGGTCGATTTCGAGCAGCTGGGCCAGAACATTGGCATTGACGGTGGCGGGGTTCGCAGTGCTGCCGGAGTACTTCACGCGCTCCAGAATCTCAGGGTTGCGCTTCAGGCCTTCGTAAGACTCAACGCCCAGAGCCAGCACGTTCGGCATGCGGCGACCTTCGCGCATCATTTCGGTGCGCAGATTGCCGAAGAAATGGACGGCATCGAAATTCGCATCATCGAACCGATAGAACTGCTTGCTGCCGGGAGCTGCGCCGGTGACACCGGCATATTCGTTCGTCCAAACGCCCGACTTGAAGTAGCCGTCAGCGAATACGCGGTCGGCGTGGAGCTTCATCTGTTCAGTGGCAATGCGAACCTTTGCACGGCGCGGGTCGGAAATGCCGGGGGTGCCAGCACGCTGATAGTCGAGGGTGCTGATCTGGTCAAGGCCGATGATGACCTGATCCACGTCGGTGGTATACATAGCCTCAGTGGTACCGAAGGTCATGGGGGTAACCTTGCCGTACTTGGGCTTGCGCTGGACGTTGTCGCGGGCGAGATCAGCCTTATCGAAAATGTAGTAGTGGCCGGTGGACAGGCTCACGGGCAGGATGGGGAAAATGAACGGGGATACAAACCAGTCGTCAGGCTGGAAATGGGCCACGCTCATGTTGGTCAGATAGTAGTTAGGCTTCCAACCCTTGGCGATCTGCGCAGAGATGGAAGCGTTGCTCGCAGCGTTCTTCATGTTTTATTCACTCCTTTGCTTTAAGCGGGGACGGTGGTGTGGACGATCATGATCTTGCACAGGTCGCCAGCAGCAGCAGGCTCCAGCGCAATGGCGTTCACCACATTGCCAGCGGCAGCGGGTTCGCACTTGCCCTCGGCAGTAGCCTTGAGCATGTTGCCCGCCTTAATTTCAGCACCGGCAATCCAGTAGGTGATGTCCTTGATCTGGACATGCAGGGGATGACCAACCTTCATGGCGTGTTCGTCTGCGAGGACGATGCCAATGATGGGGTCGCCAGCAGCGGGCAGCACCAGCTTGCCATTGCTGTCGAACTTCACGGCCAGCAGCGCGGGATTCTCGACGTCCGCACCGGCGATACCGCGAATGGTGGGAGTGTTGTCCATGGGGTGAGTCATGTAGTTGCTCATGGTTCGGTCTCCTTTCTTCCGTGCTTACTTGCGGGACTTCTCGTAAGCCTCGACGAGGTCGGGATGCTTCATGCAAGCAGCATCAACAGCATCCGCCCAACGCATGTTGGTGTTAGACTTCATGATTTCCTGCGCTGCGGCTTCGATCTTGCCCCAAGGGTCTTCGGTGGGGGTGTTGCCGAGCTTGCCGACCTCAGAAAATACGCCGGACTTCTCGACGGCTTCGAGGTTGCTGTCGAGAATGGAAATCATGTCGTTGTAGGCAGAGCCGCCAGCGTCACGCAGGGACTTGAGGACGGGAGCAAGTTCTTCCGGCTTCTTGCCCAGCAGAGTGTACTTCTTGGCAACTTCGGTAAGCTCGCGCAGTTCGGAATCTTCACGGAACTTGCGCAGACTTTCCAGTTCGGCCTTGACAGCGGGATGCAGGCCCTTGAAAACATCATCGGTTTCGGGCTGCTGCTGTGCGGCGGGTTCGGTGGTAGCGGCAGGAGCCGCAGGGGCGGCGGGTTCGGTGACGGCGTAGCGCTTCGCCAGCTCGTCATAGGTCGCCTTGTCTTCCGGGGTCATCTTGCTGGTATCGAGATTCATATTGGTTTCTCCTTCCTGCTGAATGGGTTCATCGGTGGGGTTGCCGGGGTCTTCGGTAGTCGTGGGCGGTTCCGGGTTGCCGTCTTCAGGGACGGGCTGGCCTTCTCCTTCGCCGGTTTCGCTCTTCTGCACGGTGCTACCAAAGACAGCGGCAATATCTTCCTTGATCGCCTCGGCAACCTGATCGGCTGTCTGCTTGATCATTTCAGCCTTCTGCGCATCATCAAGGTCTTTGTCATTGATGATGGCGTGGATGCTTTCGCACATCGAATCCGAAATGCGGTAAATGGCGTTGCGGGTATCGCGGGTTTCCGTGACCTGATCGAAGGTCATCGCGTCGCCTTTACTGACCGGGGACGTGTGGAACATCTTGGCAATAAAAGCACCAAAACGCTCGAAAAACGCCCGTTCTTCGGGCGAAGATTCAGGGCTGTCGATAGGCGCTTCTTCGTTGCGCTTCGCAAACTGAATGTGGGCGAACTGGTTCGCGCCCTGATCTACAAAGTCGACTTTGCGGAGCTTCAGGTTGCGGAGCTTGTGGGCCTTGCTCATTCGTCGCTGCCTCCTTCCTCATCATCGTCTTCGATTTCCTGACGGACTGCTTCGCCCTCAATGGAAAACATGCGGTAGGTTCCGTCCTTGACTTTGGCCCATACATCGTCGTCTGTGACCTTGAGGCCAATCCACCAGCCGTAGGGCAGTGTCCCTTCCGGGATGCCCATCGCCTGCATCTTTGCTGCCGTGAACACGACACTCTCAATGAGTACCGCCACGCCTCCGCGCTCGTGCATTTCGCCGCCATCGCGGTAAAGGATGACGTAATCGTAAACGGCACTCTCAAGGTCTTCGATGTCGATGACGTCACCTTGGTAGTCCTGGACTACACTTCCGTCTGCCTGCTGGGCAATGGATGCCCAGCCAAACACCATGTGCCGCTCTTCGTCGGCTTTCTGGACGGTGAACAATCCCTTGGTGACCGGAGCGGGTTCGGCTCGCGGCCTCTGTCGGTAGAAATCCGCAAAAGTATGTTTCATGCTTTTCTCCCCAAAAATGAAAAATCCCCGTCCCCTTTTAAGGGGCGAGGTTGAGGTTGTTAGGTGATGCCTACCATCCTTCGGTAGAAGACATAAGCATCGTCGAGATCATTGATGCATTTGCTCTGGTATTCATCAAGCGTCGGCCTTACGCGGCGCTCAAATTCTTCCATCGTGAGTTCGGTGAGCTTGAACGTATCGAACATTCCGCTGCGGTTGGCCCACTCGAAGACAATCCCGTTTGGAAGGTCTTTCACGACCTTTCCTTCGAGCCGGTGGCCGCGTTCGCAGCCGATGTCATAATACTGCAAATACATCTTGCGGGGGTTCTCGCCGTATTCCTTCCGGCCCTTCTCGCAGATGCACTTGATAGCAATCGCTGGCAGATTGTCGTCATCTCCGAACCAACTCTTCTCTTTGGACTTCTTTGTCAACAACACATATGGCTTTCTGAAATCAAGCACTATACCGTCCTCCCTCCGGGCTTTATCAGGTCTTCGAGCTTGATTCCGTTGATCTTCGTAATACCCTTCTGCTTGAGCATATCAATCAACGTTTTCACGTCTCTGGCTGGGACGCGAACCTCCGTCAAGGTGTCCATTGGCAACGATTTTCGGAACAAGACCTCATTGCTCCGGTGATAACTTCTCTTGGTGGCTTTGAAGAAATCCTCTGTTCCGGGCCTGCTGTTGAACGTCCTCGAATGGGTGGTACCAAACTCGTCACTAGTATAAGCGTACCAGTCCGTTCTTTCAAGCGTTTTCTTGTCAAACACAAAAACGTAATTGCCGAACGAACCGTAGCGATACTCGCCATTCGCAATGTCTTTGTTGTGGACTATGCGGGTAAACACGCTGTCCGCGCCGCCCGTGCCTATATCCGTGCTTGACGAGGCGCCATTTGCAACAATGCCTCGATTCCAACGATTTGTTGTTGCCAACAACTCATTGCTGCTCAAAACATTGGCTGCTGCATCTATACTTCCGGCCTCGTGGTAAAGGTAGGCTACATCGTGCTTTACTGCAAGCACAACGTTCTCAGGGTCGTATAGCGTCCAGTAGCCATCCGTGACCTGTCGAACCTCAACCTTGTCCAAGCGGGCCTTTGTAATACCGAGCTTCTTCAATGCCGCATCAATATCGTTGTCAGTAGCCGTGGCGGCGTTCAACTTACTGGCGAGCGCCGGGTCGGTCTGCCAGATAACGCGCATTTTCTTGTAACGCTCCAACGCTTCATCCGTGATGTCGTCCGCGATGTCGCTGATGCCCGCCTGTTTCATCAGGTCTTGAATCTTTCGAGCGGCATCCGCGCCGTTGACTGCTTGGACTCGAATGTTGAACTGTCCCATCAAGGCTCTCGCGCTGCTCTCTGCATCACTGCCGGTAACGACAAGGATGTCGTCGCCATTGCGGATGTACTTCGTCTTGACACCGTAGGTCTGAGTCTGAGCTTTGAGGTTCAGCACCGGCTTTGTATAGTCGATGCTGCCCTTGACCTGATTGAAATGCCAGTTGCTTCCCGCCTGTTGACTCGACATTCCGTTGATCGTCTGCTCCCACTTCGTGTGGGCCAGCTTGCCCGAAAGCTCGTAGTACTCTTTGCCGTCAATAGTGACTCTGCGAAGGTTGGTTTCCATACCTTCGAGGGCTGCACTGTCTGAAATAAGTGCAACGCCGCGCGGGGTACTGCCCTGGAGCGTACCGTCGATGTCATTGAGCGCATCGGAGAGCTGCTTGACGCCGTTCACGTCGCGTCCGGGCTGAACCTTCGGGGTGGGCGGCTTCTTCGCAGGAGGCTTCTTTGTGGTACCGATACCGTAGGCACGGTCCTTTGCATCCTGAACGATCTGCGCCGTCTTCGACGGGTCAGAGATCGCGTCCACAAGTTGCGTCTTGTTCATGTTCCATGCGTACTTGATGCCTTGCTTCTGGGCAAGGGCTTTCAGGTCGCCGAGAGACATGGTCTTCAACGTATCGGCCGAAAGGGTGGCGGCTGCCATCGGCTGCGCTACGGTAGCGGGTGCAGTGTCCATAAACTGGAATACCGTCTTACTGCCCTTTCTCTGAGTGAGAAGGTCACTGTAGAAATCCTCAAATGTAGTCCGAAGGTTTTTCTTTCGGAGAACGATTTGGTCGAGAAGTTTTTCGGCGGCTTTCCCTTTGCCGTGAAGGGCTTCTGCGTACTCTCTGAATATCTCTCGGTAGTCTGCATCCGATATGGCCTCGACGCGCTTGATGTACGCCAGCGTGTCATTCAGATTCAGGTCGATCTCTCCCTTTGCGAACTTGCGGTAGAGGGTGTTGTAGATCGGCTCCGTTTCGCCGTACGCATGGTTCGGATGAAAGGTGTAGCTCATCTTTTGTGCATCGGTGTATTGGATGTACCTGAATGCCTGCTCCTTATCTACGCCCACCAGCTTGCCGGTGCTTTTGACTCGCAGGAAGTTCCCGCCGTGGCTGTCATAATTGCACATCAGCCAGTCAGTGACATTTTCTTTCTGGAGCTGAGATATTACATCTGCATCAAGAGGGCCACCGCTGGCCTGCCAACCCTTGAGGTCAAAGCTACCATCGAGATCTTCGATTCTGAGCTGCGCTGCGCCAAACTTCTTCCCCTTGGGAGTGTCCAGCGTGAGCGCCTTGACCGGTACGGCGGTATCCGGGTCGACAATGCCTTGCACCTTGTATCCTGCTTCCTGCACATAAGCTCTGAACGGCTCCTTATGGCCGCCGTACTTGCTCTGTGCGGGTTTGAATAGCCATTCATGGCCGTCAGCGTCGGTGTACTGGTGCATTTCGCCGGTTCCCATCTTTACGCTGCTTTTGTAGCTGAGCGTTCCAGGGTCTGGCGCGTCGGGGATGGTGGGCTGTGTTGGTGTGTTGTTCTGGGCTGCCGCAGAGGCCGGAGCGGGCGCAGGCTTTAGCACCTTGATATTCTTATATCCCACGGCGCAACGGCAGCGAGGATGGGCAGGAGGGAGTTTAACGCCTATTGAGAAAGGCGCGTCAACGGGGACTGTCTCTCCGTCGATGGTTCCGCACTCATCACAAACTAATTCATCATCGGCTGTGAGCCAATACTTTTCCACGTCGGGCGCAAAGTAGCCGTCTTTGATGTTCTGCTGAACAACTGCATCGGCCGAAGCGTTGTAAGCGTAGGCCATTTCGGTTTCCGCAATGGTCTGAGCTCTCTGCCGGTGGACCTTTCCTGCGTAGGCGGCCTGTTTTTTCAAGGCATCCTGCGGGCTATATCCTTGATCAATCAGGTTGTCGTAGTAGTGCTTGACATACTGCGCTTGCCTCTGCGTGAGGCCGACGCATGGCCGAATGGCCCGCGCAAGCTGATCAACTGTCATGGTGTCGGTCATTGCAGCCTGCCGCACGAGGTTATTGATCGCAACGTACTGCGTCTGCGTGAGCTGCTGAATGAGCTTGCCGCCGTGGTTTTTGATGTAATCGTCCATCAATCCCATTTGCGGGTCGAAGACTGCACCGGCATACTCTCCGGCAAGGTCGATGGCCGCCTGTGTCACAGCCTTATCTACCATCGGGGCGTAGTAGTCGATAAGGAACTGACTGTAATCCTGCTGCCACTGTGTCAGATAGCTCAGCGGGAATTGGCCTTGATGAATGGCTTCGTAAAGCTCTTTGTAGGTGACTGCGTTCTGCTGCTGGTTGATCTGATGGTGAAGGAAGGTGGCAAGTTTGGGGCTGTTTGCGTCGATGAAGGAGTTCAGCTTGTCAAGCACAGTCTGCTTGCTGCCAATCGCCTTTGCGTAAAAGACAATCATCAGCTCCACCGCCTTCCGTTCACTCACTCTTCGATGTCTTCTTCATCCTCCGGGGCAACTTCTTCCGTGTCAACCTTCTTCCCGTCCTTCTGCTCACGGGCCTGTCGCCGCTGCTGCGCACGGGCCTCCTGATCGAACTGACGAGCTTCCATGCGTTCGGGCAGCTTTGCGAGCTGTCGCGCGAAGTCCTCAAGGTCTTCGTCAGGCATGATCACGCCGCAGCCGGTGAGGTCTCTGATGTAAGCAGCGAAGTCCTTCAGGTTCGGGGCTTCCACATCGCCGTGTATCAGCTTCGGGTAGTCGGTGATGCCCTTGAAATGATCTGCGTTCATGCCGATCAGACGCGGGATGCCCTGATTGTTGAACACTTCGCAGATGATGTCCAGATAGGCGCCGAGCGCCATACTGAACAGATGCGTCTTGTCGCTGCTGAGTGCGAAGCTGCCTACCTGCTGATGTCCCAGCAGAAGGAAGTCGCTCATGGTACTCATGGCAATGCGGGAGTCGTAACGTTCGACTATGGCATTGGTATCAAACTGTCGCCGTCCGCCAGATGCAAGCAGCTCCAGCGTCCAACCGAAGGGCTTGACCACACCTTCTGTCGCATCGCGACGAATGTTGCGGACAATGGCTTCGGCTCTCTGTCGCATTTCGTTCATCCGGGGATCTTCCGCGTTCCAGATGTCGAATTGTTCCGGTGGAGTCAGCACTGGGAGGCCGGCAAGGTCTCTCTCGATGCCGATGCCCTCGATTTCCTGAATCCTGCGCTTAAAATACCAAGCTCGGTATGCGGAGCGGAGTATGCTGCGCCCTTCGGGATTGTTCTTGCGGGACTTCGTGCGGAAGTGCAGCGCCTTTTCGATGGGGATGGTCGCCATCTTGTAATCAGGGGGCGGGAGCTGAGTCATGCCGGTCAGATTGTCCGCATTGTCATACTCCCAACGGAACAGGGTTTCCTGTGCGCGAAGGGGGAGCTTCTGCCAGCCAATCAGGTTGTCAGCAAACTTGCTGTTCTGCCGGGGGTCGCGGTTGTTTCCAACGCGACGCTTGTACACGATCTCGTGATAGCTCCAACCGTAGGTGAGGAAAGACAAGATTTCGCTGATCGTGTCAGTCCAAGTGTCCTGCATGTCATTCATGCAGCTCTCGACGAACTCCGCGCATTCCCTGTCCTTTGCACTGTCGCCTCCGGGCTGGACATTCCAGTCGGTTTGTCGAATAAGGGTTTCGATGGCATACATGATCGCGCCGCAGATTTCGTCATTCTCTGACATCTCCCGGTAGACTTCGATTCCGCGCTTGCCCTGCAGCTCTCGCAGAAACTCTTCCGAGAACATGCCAGCGTAGCGGCGCTGGCCGATCCTGCCATATTCCTTCATGCTCGGCATGTGTAATCACCTCATTTCTGCCAGTAGCTGGGCTTGTCGTTGCCGTAGTCCTTCGGAGGTGCGGATGTGGGAGCACTGTTGATTTCGCTCTCCAACGCATAACGAAGGGCATCGATCAAATGGTTGTGTTTATCAACGGGTACTCGGAGGCTGTTGCCGTCCTTATCCTTGCGCCATTGGTAAAGGGTCAACTCATTGCGCATGTTCTGGCAGCGCATATCCACAACAATCTCATAGCCTTGCAGCCATTGGATTCCGTGAATGACGCTGTCCGGGCCTTTCTTTGCTGCAATGGCGTTGATTCCGAGCAGCCGTAGCTCTGCAATGGACTTCTCTTCTGCGCTGTCGCAGGTAACGGGATTGAAGCCTGCGAACGGCTTGACTTCTTTTGCAAGCTGCGTATTGATCAGGCCGCGCTCATAAATCTCGTCGAGAATGAGGATGCGCTTCTTCGCCCGTTCAAGCCGCACTTTGATGACGGCTGCCGGGTCGGAAGAGAAGCCGAAGTCGAGGCCATAGTACAGCTTGTCGCCGATATTCTTGTATGCGGTAAGGTCTTCTGTTTTCCAGTTACGGAAGATGACGTCGCCCAGAATACCCCAGTTGCCGTAGGTGTATACGTTGCGGAAGTATTCGTCCTTTTCGTTTTCCAGCGCCTCATGGTCTTCCGGCGCAAGAAAGCGGTTGTCCTTATGTGTCGTTTTGAGTATTGAGAGCTTGTCGGTGGCTGCGTATTTCTTCGAATCGTCCCAGATAGAAAAGAACTCAAGGTAAATCCAGTGAGTCAGATAGACCGGGTTGAACGAAAGAATAAAGCGCTTGCAGAACTTCGACAGACCGCGAAGACGTTTGTCGAGCTGCTTATAATCGCCATATTCGCACTCAGTCGCCTCTTCCATCCAGATATCCGTGAATACTCCCTTTGCCGGGGTGATGGACTTGATCTTCTCAACGTCGTCAAGGCCAGCGAAAACGATCTGCGCTCCGCTTTCCTTTGCTTCGATGATCATGTCGCTCTGTCGGATTCTGAATTGGTTGTTGAGGTTGTAGCGGGATATGGCCTTGAGTATTTCGTTCCAACAGGAGCCTCGCAGGGTCTTTGCAACCTTGCGAACGACGAGGTAGTTGCGGCCATTAAGGCAATCGAGGACCGTGCGGGTGGCAAGGAAAAAGCTCTTGCCGCTCGATGATCCACCATAATAGAGCTGGTATCTGTGGTCGTTCTTTAGGTGTGGGAAGTAAACCTTGTTGAAGGCGCTGGGCTTAACTCTGATCGTCAGCATCGTCATCACCCTCAATTATGATCTCCACGCCACCAGAGCTTGCTTCCTTCTGGGCGTTCTCGCCGATACCGGCTTCGTCCAGACGGTTCGTGCGTTCCAGCTCCGTTGCCTTGGATAGAAAGGCGAGAAGCATCTTCGGAGTGAGTGAATTCTCGTCAAGGTTTTCCAAGGCCGCGACCGCTTTCGCTTGCAGTTGCATGGCGATTCGGATGTGTCGGTTCGTCATGGCCCGAACGTTCCGAACGGCTTGTTCATGCGCTCGCCGGTCGAGATCGCGGTCGTATGCACGCGCTCTTTCCGGCCAGTTGTATGTGCTGCTCCATTTGCCTATCAGCGTCCTGCTTTTGTCTAACGCCTGTGCTACCTTACGAACAGACCTGTCTGCGCCCATATCGCGGTAGGCTGCGAATGCTTCAAACGCCTTGGCACCCTCTCCCGGCTGCTGTTCCCACGGGGCTTCTGCTTCCATGCGTTTCGGCATTCAATCACCTCCCGTTACTTACCGGCGAGAGGTTCTGCGCCCGTTATCCAGAACAGCGTATCCTCTGGTCGCAGGCCGCTTTTTGCGAACCATGCCATGGTCTTTGCTTCGTAGTTCGGGTGGAGTTTGATGCCCCCCCAAACAGAATAAAACGGCTCTTCGTAAGAAAAGCCGCGAGTGTGAAATAAGTCGTGGTAGTGGAATTGCCTGTCTGCTCCGTACTTCTGCAGTGTCTCGTGAATCAGCTTCCGTCTGTCCGGGCCTGTTGCTACCAGATGGACGTTCCTGACGTTCTTGTGATACTGCTTCAGTCCTGCCAGCACTCCAATGGCTGTGATTCCACTCCCGCATGTGAGAACGAGGTTGTCGATCTCGTCAGGGATATTCCGAACCTGAGCTGCAACAGCTCCAAGCAAAATATCCTCGTGTTCTTGGAGATTGATGCCATATAATATTATATAGTCTCTTTTATCTTTCACTCTCTGTAGTCTTTGAGCTATATAATATAATATATTACTACGGCCACTTTTCGCCGCAATGGTGATCTGCGCACCGTATCTCATTGCCAATCTCGGCATGGGCAACTGCCTGAGCGTTTCGGGTTTTGTGCCGCCGTAAAGGACTTGGCATTTCAGGCCGAAAGCCTTTGCTGTGGCTGCGGTGATCGGCGCTTGCGGTGAATGAATTGAGCAACAGGTGACGACTCCTTCGTAGTCCCGATGGATTTTGTCTACCAGCAGCATGCATTGCCGCAGCTTCCCACCGTTGACCTCTCCGGCACCCATCGGTGTGTAAAGGTCTTCGCGCTTGAAGAGCATTCCATCCACCTGCTGCACCGGTGTCAGGTAATGCAGCTTTTCGCTATTCATCGCCTTTTCCGAACAGCTTTTTGTAATAATCGGGCTTCGAGCTGAGTTCCTCCTGCATCAGTCCGTAGAAGGACTGCTTCGCAATCTTGCCGGATGTTCCCGCGCTCTGACGCAGGCTCTTGAAGCATCCCCCCGTCCCAACGGTTTTCATCCGTTCGGTCGGTTCTGGCTGCTTGCCGTTCGCAATCATGCAGAGGTTGTAGTCATTGCCCTTGAATCCGGGCAGATTTTCAATGCCGCAGCAGCACATATCATCGCCCAATGCCCGGAGCCTGTTTTCGCCGCTGAAGAACCGCAGCCCGTGCCGGTGTGCTTCCTGCTTGATTCGCACGAAGTCTCTTTCGAGCACGTTCTTCGGGTAGCAACTGTCGCCGCCAATACGCACCATGCCCGGTTTCGCTTTGGCGAACTTCATGCCCTCTACGACGATTCCGTAGACGCCCGCCTCTTTAAGACGCGGGATGTTCTCCATAACGTCGTTGAATACCTCCGGCATATAGGGCTGAATGCGAACCATGACACGCTTTACGCGAGCCGCAACGGTTCTGGCAATCTCAAGCCGTTCCTCCCAGCTCGGAGTGCCGGGTTCCAGTTTGTCGTACTTGCTGCATACCATGCTGATCTGCACCACGCAATTACACCGCGCCAGCAGGTCAAGGTATTCCGGGTGGGCGACCAGACGCCCTTTCGTGCTGACGACAAAGGGATACTGCGTCTCGGCGAAGATCTTCAGGCATTCATAGCTGACGCGCTCCTTCAGCTCAATCGGCTGGAAGGGATCGCTCATGCCGCCCCAGTGGATGGGGATATTCCAGTCGACCCATTGGGTTTCATAACCACGCTTTCCCTCGATAAAGTCCCGAAGGCTCTGCGGGGTGTCACCCTTGCGAATCTTGGAAATATCTGCTTTCTTCTGCGCGAAACAGTATCTGCAACCGTGGCTGCATCCGACGTAAGTATCAAAACGTACCGGGAGGTTACACAGGATAACCTGACTTCCGCAACTGCAACCCATGTGTTATTCCTCCTTCCGGGCCGTCTCGATCATGAGTTCAACCAGTTCTTCCTTGCCGTGTTCTTTGATGTAACCGAGGATTTCATCCTTCATCTCGACCGGAAATTCCAGCGTGACGTTGAAGGTCTCTTCGATATCTCCCAGCTCTTCATCAAGGAATTCTTCGTCCAAGGCATCCTCAATACGGCTGGTGAGAGCTTCGATCTCCGGCAGCGAAAAGCCGGTTTCCTGCGCCCTGTCGCCAAGGCTTTCCATCAGATCGGCAACCTTGCCATCATCCCATGCGCCCTGCGCTTTGTTGAGGGCGATGTTGAGCTGCTTCTCCTGAATTTCATCAAGGTCAACCACGGAAACAGAGACTTCCGTATGGCCCATGTCTTCCAGTGCGGTAAGGCGCTGATGACCGCCGACAACACGGTTTGTTCTCCGGTTCCAGATGATCGGAATAACCAAGCCGAATTCCGTGAGGCTGTCTTTGAGGGCTTCGTACTCATCGTCACCCGGCCGCAAATCAACGCGGGGGTTGTAAGTTGCTCTGTCCATATCTTTTATGAGTTTCTTCTGGATAAGCATTACTCTTCACCTCCCGTTATCTGTGTAGTAATAATATCTCTAAGGGCCTCTTTGCCCTCTTCCGCGATAAAATCGTCAATGACTTCCTTGCTGCTCATGGGGAAAGTGAATGTGACCGCGAAGGTGGTCTGTTCGTGGCTTCCTGCGTCAGAAAAATCATCGGCCATCAGGTTGTCGATGTGATCGTATTCCTGCGTAAGAGATTCCAACTCCCACTCGTCAAAGCCGGTCGCCTCGATGGAGCCGGTGGCTTCTTTGATCTCAGTGAGCAGGTCTGCCAGCTTTGCTGAGTCCCAATAACCCTGAACACGATTGAGTTTTGCGCAGAGGATTTTTTCATCCTCATCGCTCAAATTCACGATGGATACATCAACCTCTTCTTCGCCGCGATGAGCGAGAATCTTCGCCCGCTGGTGACCGCCAACGATGCGACCGCTCCGCTCATTGAACACAATCGGCTCGACCATGTCGAACGTTTTGATAGAGGTCTCGATTTTCTCCCACTCCCGGTCTCCGGGCTGCAGGTCTTTTCGGGGGTTGTATTCAGCCGGAATCATATCGGCCAGTTTCATTCTGCCATGCTTGATCTCAGCCATTCCTGCACCTCTTTTCCTGATTTGCAATATAAAAAAGCAGCACCCGGGATGGGTACTGCTTTCGCTTGAGTATAATTATATCACCATTCTTCCGCTTTGGGAAGGTGGCAAAACCGTAGATACGGGGGTTGCAAAACGGTATTGCGTTGTTTCACGTGAAACACAACGCAATTTCGTATCAAGGCGGCGATTTCTCGCTACTGAGCCATGTCGTAAATCTTTGTCAGCGCATCCTTTTTCAACCGGCGCAGCAAGTCCTTGGAACAGTTCTCGCCGTACTCTTCCCGGTATCTGGCATTGATCTCCCGGTAAGTCATTTCGTCGAAATAGCTCCGTTCAATCATCCAGCGCTCTTTGGCTGCCAGTCCCTTCATCCACGCTTCGACAAAACAAACCACAAGGCTTTTTGCGCGATACTCCGCGTCAAGCGTTGCTATCCGTTTTTTTACCTCTGCGATGTCGTCTGTCACGATGCCGGTAACGAGCATAAGCGCGATGCGTTCCGTTGGATTCCCCATCGTGGTTCCGTGCGGCATACCGTCCGGCTGCTTCCCGCTGCCGTTGATAAGGTCATCGCGAGCGTCTAACTCCATGACCTTTATATCGGCGTTCAGTTCGTCGATGACCGCCTTGATATAGCTACATCTTCCGAGATACGCCTTATAATTCTTCAGCATTTCCTCTGCTTTTTCCGGCATCATGGTGCATCACCTCCAACAGGAATCAGAAGGGCAGCTCATCGTCGTCGACCTGAGTGAATCCCGCGCCGTAACTCTGAGTGGGCGGCTCTACTGGGGGAGCGCTCTGGCCGCTGTCCTGCTGTACCGAGGACAGGAACTCAATCTTATCCACGATAAACTCCGTCGTGTAGACACGCTGGCCGTTCTTTTCATAGCTGCCGGTCTTAACGTGTGATTCGACGAGAATCTTGCGTCCCTTTGCAAGATACTTCTGGGCCAGCTCTGCATTCTTGTCATACGAGACAAACTGGATAAAATCAGCATCTCTCTGTCCCTGCTGATTGGTGTAGGGACGAGTGACTGCCAGCGTAAATGTGCATCTGAGCTTGCCATTGCTCATGGCTTTCGCTTCCGGGTCTCTGACAAGGTTGCCTGTGAATCTTGCGTCGTTCATGGTGCCATCCTTTCTCGCCATCCGAGGCGGCTCTGAGGAGCCGCCTGTTCTGGCCTAACTCTTTATCGGCTCTTACTGCATCGGCAGCAAGAGGGTAGTTTAACTGTGTTTAACAGCCATCAGCACTTCTTCCCGTGTTTGTACGGGCGGCTCTTGTTGTATTCATGCTTCGTGGTCATCAGTTCTTCAGGGTTGTACCCCTCTTTTCTGATCCATGCGCACGCTACAGCCAGAGCGTCGAAAAGGTAGCTTGCCTGCTCCTGCGCCTTGCGCAGATCGCTGGGGACACCGTCCCAAGCATAAGCCTTGGAAACATACCAGTGCATCCGAGCAACGAGAGTGGGCAATCCGACATTGTACAGTTCCTTCGGAGCCAAGTCCATGAGCTTATCGAGGCTATCGACATTGGTGATCGACATGCCCACCCAAGCAACGTAGTCGAGGATGCGGATGCAACCATCAATCAACTCAATAGCAATGCCTTCCGGCTTTTTGCCGCGATGCTTGCAGGTTTCCTTTTCATCGTAAGCAAGGCAGTCCCATTCATCCTTGGGATCACAGGGCTTCGGGGTGGCGTGCTCAACCTCTTTGCACTCATACCAGACCATCGGTCGGAAAGCGCGGTACTCTTCCAGCGCTTCGGAGAACTCGGAATGAATGAGTGCAATGATCTCTCCGAGATCGCGTTCGCCCTCCCAGAATCCGTGATCGACGGCGTTCTGGTGGATTTCCTGTGCGAATTTGTTGATGTCCATATGTATCTCTCCTTTACAGCCAAGTCTCTACGATAAAAGGATCGTCGGTATCTTTTCTGGGTACGCGGTAGAAAATCTTCGGTACGGTCGCGCGGGCTGCTTCCAGCGTATCCTTCACGGCGATAAGCCGGGTCGGATTCTTGCCGTCGAACAGCCGCATAACATACTTGCCGGGGAAGTCGGTCGGGTTGTGGTAGAGCGTGAAGATCGGGAAGGTCTTCAGCTTTTCATGCCAGTTGACGCCGTGGAAGTTCTCTACGATAACACTGACACTCTGGTCGCGGAGCATCTTCTGTGCCATCGGATTGAGCTTGTCCGGCTTATATATCAGGCTCTTCTTCATCATCGGTTCCTCCAATGAATGCTCCGACAAATGGGCATTCTTTCTTCGACGGGAAATGGTAGTCGAACATGTACGTTGCTTCGATGTCCTTTCGGAGCTGGCAATGCTTTGCCTCTGCGCCTTTCTTTTCGCAACAGAAGCATTCAAAATTTACCACGCGCTGCGTGATTCTCTCCAAAGCCCTCTGCGAAACGTATGTGAATCCGTCCGTGTCGGTCTTTGCAGGGGGGGCTATGGTGTTCTTGACATTCACCAAGACCTCCGTGCTGTCCAGTTCCTTTCTGATGACGGCCAGCTTCTTTCTCGGTACTGTTCTCAAAATACCGGCGAGCAGCTTTTCAGAGACAGCCATGAGCATTTTCAGATCGCGCCAGCCTCCGGGGATTTCTCTGACGCGGCGTTCAAGTTGTCCGGCGAATTTATTGAACGTGCTGATTACTCCATACAGTTCTCGTGTGGCGAAGTATTCTCGCTCGGTGAAATGGAATCTTCCTTCAGCATCTTTGTCTGGGGGTCTGGCTGACATTCCAACAGGCTCCTTTCGCATGCGGTGAGCGCCGCTTTGAGAATGTCCCTCTCTTTCTTGACGGCCCTGTACTCCGCGCAGATTATGTTGTGCCTGCCATCCAGCAGGCGGATTCGTTTTGCATAGCGCTTTCGGTCGTGGTCGGCTTTTTCGAGCTTGCGGCGCGTCTTGGCATGCTCCATGCGCTCAATTTTCAGTAGTTCGCGCATTCTTCTCGCATCATCGGAGGTGTAGAACACTTGAGGCCGTTCGATGCGTTTTCCGAACACATCGCAGTCCAGTATTTCAGCACATTGAGAGCAGAATGTATTCGGGTAAGAGATTGGAATTCCGCAACAATGACATTCGTTCATCGGTAAACCCTCCCTGTATCACGATCTCGGATTTCGATTCGATTCAGCAGATCGAACCCCGCAAGATCGATGGTGTTTTTCAAGGTCTTGATGAGCTGGTTGACGCGCTGCTCGTGTTCGTCCTGCTCCTTCTGCACAGAGGAAAGGGCAGCGTATGCGGTTGGGTCGTTGTACCCATCAGGATTCTTCTTCGGTATGCCTGCCATCTGCTGCCTCCAATTCTTCGAGTTTTTTCTTCACCGCCGTACCAGCAGCAATCAGCTTGCGGACTTCCTCTTTGGTCGGGTACATGCCGCAGGAGCGCTTTCCTTCAGGGCACCAGAGAAGGTGCTGACATTGCGGTTTCAGCTCTTCAGCGAACCGGGGATTCAACTCGCGCACTACTTCGACAATCTCCTTCGCCAACGCTCTGATGAACTCCTGAGAACGCTTACACAGCCGCTTATGACACCAGTGAATCAGCGCTTCCGGGGTCATGCCAATAACAAACTCACTGAGCGTTGCGCGGGGGAGAACGAAGTTGACAGCCTCCGTCGCTTTCTGAGGTGCAACGCCATCCTCTTCGAGCATCCGCTTGAGGATTCCGCGTTCATAACTGATGCAATCCATCAGTGCATCGTATCTTTCCTTGATTGCCGGTCTTTCCGCGATGAGGGCAGGGGTCTGCCACTCGAAGCCATCCTTGTCGATATACCGGAACGAAGCCATGTTCTTGACGATCTGATCCGGCGAGATGTCTTTCACGAGATCGGAGTAATCTGCGAACGAGTAGTTGTCCTGATACTCGAACGGGACGTATACGCCAATCTCATGCCGCAAGCACTGTTCTGCAGTTCCACGGTCGATATCATGGATTCGGAACTTGATGTACTCGCAACGGCTGCCGCTCATATGGCCGTCGTTCTGGCAAGACTTGCCGACACGTTCAGCATACCGTTCCGGCGTGCTGTAGCAGACGCAAGCAAATTGGCCGTGGTTCTTGTAGAGGTTGCAAAGGACTTCCGGGTTGAGGACTTCAACTTTCATGTCGTCTTCTCTCCTTTCATGGTTCATACCACACAATGCCCTTGCCACCGCAAGGGTGGCAAGGCTGGTTGTCTATCAAGCCGCGCCCATTACAAACCGGGCAGCGGTATGGCTGCGGGCGCGGGTCTTTGCCTCGCAGAATTCCGAAGCACTCAGGGCAAACATGGAGCATGACGAGATATTCTTCTCCGCAATGGGGGCATCCGGCCTTTCCATTGACGAGATGGTGAGCCTTGAACTTCTTCCGGCAATAGCAGCACTCAACCTCGTGCATTGGGAATCCGAATGCATCATTCTCCACGCTTCTTCCCTCCGAAGATCCTCTTCAGCAAACCGGGCTTCTGTTCTCTCACGAGGGCAGTCACATCGACCGCAGGGGCCGCATCTACGATTGCCATGGCTCTTTCGAATCCACGACGGTAAGAAGTGGTGTTCTTCCAGTCGGGGAAATCGCAAATCCATTTGTCCATCTCATCCAACAGGGCCTTTCGGCTGATGATGTCGTTGTTCATTCTGTGCCTCCTTTTCAACTCTGCATTCCGCAATCGGTTCGCCGCCCCAAGGATAAGGTTCGTCGAAATGTACGCCCCATCCACCCTCCGGGTGGTCGTGCCATGCCATCTGATACCGAAGTGCGGCGTATACGTTCCACGCCCGGTGGTGCAGTGCGTCCTTCTGGCAGTTGGGCTGGTAGTATTCGTTCCGACCGAAGATGATGCATGCGACAATCTTGAGAAGATCGTTGGCAAGGTCGCGCCGCTGGCAGTAGTCTTCAACATCCCGAACATCCAGCATCAGCTCCGTAATGCGGTTGAACTGACCGATTCGCAACCGGGCGTAAAGCTCCAGCGCATCCTTTGCGACCGCTGCCTGTTCGCGTGTGAGGGTGAGGATATATTTTTCATCAGCCATGGCCGTCACCTCCAACCAACTCCGGGGTGTCGTGGATGTTGCCAATGACTTCAAGCTGATCGTGGATATCAAGTTTCAAATATCCATAGCCTCCAGAAATATACCCATACTTCACAACAAACGGTCTGTTTGAAAGTCTGCGAGGATGCTTGTTTACGACAACATCCCCCTCAAAAATCCGCACGCCGTTCCGATCTTTAAGACCGGTATATTGACCAACAGTTTCAGGTTTGACATAGTCATAACCTTTTGACAGAATGGCAACGCCTCTCGGAAGGTGAATCAAATCACCTTCCACCCATTTGAAGCAGCTGCTGCTTTTACCTCGAAACACACGTCTCACATCTTCACTTGCTCCTTTGTCGTCTTCAGGCGCGTTCAAGGATAGGTTGTATCTTCGGGTTTCGTATTTTCCGGTCGAGACACTCTGATGGCCTATGCTCATAAATTCTTCAGATATCTCCCGAGCCTCGAACCCGCCACCCTCACGGCATTCAGCTTCAAGGTTGATCCGGCACTGACCGCCTCCGAGATAGTGGCGGCAGCTTTCACAGGAGACATGTTTGCTCATACTTCCACCTCTTCATACAGCGCATTGGCCTCTTTCTTCATATCGTACTTGGTGTAGTAGTCGAACAGAAATTCTCGCTGCGCCTTGGTCATAGACTTATCGCCAGATGTGAGGATGGGGTTTCCGCGACTAGGATTGTGGAGCAGGAGCCACCCCTTCTGGCAGATCAAGAAATCTTTCCCAGTGAATTCGCTGAAGGCTTCTTCTTCCTCGTGCAGCTCCCGGATTTTCCCCACGCAAATTCCTCATGCTCGCACCAGTCAACGGGATAGAACGTACCATCCGGGGAAATGAATCCGTAAGGCGGCGTATCTTCATCGTCTGCCAGCATGCGGCTGATATATTCTTCCGTTGGCGTGGGCTTCAGCAAGTCGATATTGCGCTTGTTCTCGCAATAGTCTCTTTTCATTTCGCCCTTGACGACAAGCGCAAGTTCTTGCCATGCTTCATCCGCATCAATCCGGGCCTCACGCTCTGATTTGAGTTCCTTGCTCATATTGGCATAACGCCTGAAGAAGTCAGGCTTGATGGGTTCGTCGGAGCCGTCGAGGTATTTGAAACTGCCGTCGCCGGAATTTCCGGTGAAGCGAGAGCGACCAAGAATGATGTCCTGCGCCATCTGGGTAATCCGGTTATTATCAAGGCCGTTCGGACCTTTGATGCATTCTCCAAGGACTTCAACCACCCATTCGTAGCTCTGGTTCTCGTAGAGGAAACTGTTGCGGAGATAGTCCGTCAACCACTTTCCGTCAATCGAGAATGAGATATACCGTTTCTCACTCATTCGCATGGTCTCCTTTTTCATATTCTTCTGCCGGTGTCCATTCAGCCTTGCCCTTGCTTTCGTAATGAAAACAGGTGTAAGGAATGGGAAACTCAGGATGATATCCAACTCCCGTATTGAACCCGCCGCCATTATCACAGTCGATGAAATAGGGCTTTTCGTGTATGGGCTTGTCGTGGTATCCGCAGTATGGGCCTTTTACTTCAATGCCAGCGTCTCCATTCGGCTCAAATCCACCCTGCGCATATCGAATTACAGCTTTTATGCCATGAATGCAAGTGATACAATTCCTCGTTGCCGGGTTGTTTTTGCAGGACGCTTCATGGACTGCTGCCGTGTGTGGGAGCTTAAGTAGTCTCCCACAGTATTCACACTTAAAAGCCTCAACCTTTACCGACATGTCGGCCACCCTTCCGGCTTCTTGCAACGTTCAAACTCGATCACCCATACCCACGGGTTGGCATCCCAGCCGTAGAGAGGAAGGTCTTTCTTTTTGACAGTTGGGTTGTAGACAAGCTCTCCAAACAGTTCGCCATAGCTTCGATCTATAGGGCAGTGGAGACAAGGTGTATCGTTGTAGCACATATCGTAATATGCGCCGGTGGAGTCAATAAGGGGATGCTCATGATCGCAAGTGATAAAAGGGCCTGCTCCCTCTGCAAAAGCATCATCCTCCGACATATCTTGCAGCCGTTCCACGCGCAAATTCTTTACGCGCAAGAAGATGCGGGCCGCTTCTTTGGGCATGTGGATGGAAGGATACCAGCGGTTGTTTTCCCCGGGCAGGCATTCGGACTTGAGATCAATATCATCAGCCCCAAAGCAGAATTGCAGATCATCATGGAAGCCGTCATAGTGCGTGCTCCATTTTTCCCGCACCCACAGGATGTCGCCGGGAGCATACGGAGCTTTTACGGATTTTATTGCATCGAACATAGCTCCATTCTCACTCCAACCGTAGAAGAAATCCCACTGATGCAGCGTTTCATAGGAATCTTCTGCCGGTTCAGCACGATAAACATTCAAACCCTCGATCCCCTTTACAACGCGCCGCGTCTGCGTCTTCCGGCCATCTGTAATGGCTTTGACCATCTCAGTGTTGAACAGAATTTGCTTAATGCTCATCGCTATCCACCTCTCTGAATGTCCGTCCGCAAATCGGACAATGATTGATCGCGCAGGAAAGGCGCTGCGTCTTTTCGTCTCCCGGCTGGTTGATCTCGATGACCAATTCTCCGTTATAGAAGCTGACCGACGCACTGCGGTTCGGGTCTGCCGGATGCTCGAAGGTGAACATGTCGTATTCGCCATCTTCGTTGGCGTGGCAGAATCCACAGATTCGAGTATTACTCATGGCCGTCCCTCCTTTTGTTGCAAGCATCGCATTTGAGCTGTGCCGCATCACGATCAAGGAAAACAACCTGACCGATGTGCTTTGGGCGAAAGGCTGGGCCGCTGTGGCCTTCTTCTGTGAAAAACCACCCATTGATGTTGTACCAAATCTCCGCGACTTTGCTTTCCTTGACGGCGCAGCGGTCGTTGTCTTCCTCGTCATAGACGATAGAGAATATCTGCGTTCCCGGTGTTACAGGCGGGTAATAAAGCATTTGGGCCATAAGAAGTTCTCTTGCTTCTGCCGAGAGTTTTGTTGTGCAGTTGATTTTCTCTCCGTGGTAAGGGCATTTGCCGCACTTTCCTCCGGGCACCGAGCAACAGTCGAGGCCTGCTTTTACCTTTTCGGGGTCAGACACGAGGATTCACCTCCCACGGAAATTCCTGCCGGAAGTCGTCGCCCATGATCTCGCGGAGGGATTCCTTCATGAAGACAGGAGTTCCAACCGCATCACAGGAGCGAACGATGGTGTCAATCCATTCTTTTTCCGGCTTCACCTTGCCCTTTCGCGTTCCCGTTTCAGCTCCAATGATTACCCAGTCATTCCAAAGAGCGATTGTGTGCGCTGCCAACGGGGGGATTCGGTTGAGCAATGGTTCAATACTCAAAAACCTGTGCTTTACTGCCGAAGTTCGTTCATATATCCCGATGCCCGTATACGACGCTCCAAGCCACGCGTTATCCGGTGCAGATCGCAAAAGCAGGTCGGAATATCTTTTCGGATTCTTGGTCAAGAAAAGATACCTATGCTGCGGCGTTTCTTTGCAAACCTTGAACACCTCGTATATCCACTCGTGAGGCACCCATTCTCCGAACAGGTCAGCCATCGAGCAGACGAAGATCGTGCGCGGCTCTGACCACTTGGTTGGCTGATCGAGGCGGTAGCGATGGAGAGTCGGAGCGAAGTAAAATGGGTAAGGCGCTTTTCTGTTTGTCCCGTCCTTCTGCAAAAGCAGCGGGTAGTCTAACTCATAGAGCCGCTTCGCACTATCGAACGGATGATACACTCTGTAATGATCCCACTCGTTGATCGGAGGCGTCGTGCCGCCGAACCGATTCGCGATGCCACGCGCATAGCAGTATTCGCAGTCATGCAAACAGCCAGTGACCGGGTTCCAAGAGCTATCACACCAGTCAATTTTCGTTTTGTAGCCCATGATGATCCTCCTTCTTTTTCTTGAGTACCTTGTCGAGGCCGCGCATCGCTCCGTCTATGTTGCCGGATAGAATCTGGCCTTTGATGGTTCTTGTCTGCTGCCGGGAGAGCATTGACCTATGCTCTCCAAGTAACAAAAGGGCGTTTTGTTTCTGCTGCGCATCTATCGATTTCACCAAGTCCATCAACTCATCTCCTTCATAGGGTACTTCTTGATGATCTCAATGACCTTATCTCCAAATTTTTCGCGGATTACTCTGGCCTTGTATGTGAATGAATTGTATTTGCAGGGGCCTGAGTGGTGGCCATTGACGATACAAGGCTGTTCACTTGTCCAACGCTTGCAGTCAGCGCAATCCTGCAGCCGGTCGCGGATGATATTGCGGCTTTTCATGTCAACCTCTTCTTCATTCGCAGCCATGACATATGTCAGCGCGGCCCGTCTTGCCAATGTCTGCAGTTCTGTATTTCCGGGATAGCTGATCTCGGAAAGATACTTCAGCAGCATTGCAAAATCAAAGAGCGCATCTGTTTCATACTGCCGCTTGAAGCCAATGCTGCCCATGAATAAATCAGCCTCCAATGCCCAACTGCCAGATTTCCACCTCAACTCTGGGCTGCTCTGCATATCGCTTGATGACCCTGCCATCCACGATCTGAGCGTCGTCGCAAAACGCTATCTTGTTCAGCGCGTCGCATACGATCTTGCCGATATTATCCCAATCAGGTTTTTTAGTGGGCCAAATGATGTCGCCGAGCATCATGATGCGTTTTTTCTTGCTGGTACTCTTCGGGATGGGCTTGTATGCGGTGACCACCATTCCGAGCGCTGCGCGGCTGTCGAACATGTAGCCGTCGCATTGAGCCTGATACTCCATTTTGACCAGCGTTTCGTAGTTGATGGTCTTCTCCGGCGTGATGGCCCGCGCAAAGCCTCCCTGAGTGCTGAACTTCGGACGGCCCTTGCCGACCGGCTCCCCAAGGATGGTAAAGCGGACTTTGGATTTCTCTTCGCTCATGGCTGCTGTTCCTCCCTGTCACGCTCGATGGCGTAGTAGTGCATGGTTCTCTTATCGAACAGCACACAGACCTTGCCGGTGCTGCCCTGCCTTTGCTTGGCGATACCGAGACAGAGATAGGTGAATCCCTTTTCGGCGTAGTTCCTGAAATAAGGCTTGTCGCGGGGGTCGACGTACTCATCTTCCTCGTCATAGGGGTTATGGAGGAAGATGACGCCGTCCGCGTCCTGTTCGATGCTGCCGCTGTCCTTGAGGTCTTCCAGCGTGGGCATCTTTGCCCGTGCGCCTCCGGCGTAGCGTTTTACCTGCGCCAGAGCGATGACCGGGATATTGAAATCGACCGCAATATCCTTGAGGGCTTTGCTGATGTAGCCGACGCGGAGACGGTCTTCCTTGAACTTCTGGGCCGTTTGCATGAGCTGCAAATAGTCCACGATCACCATGTCGATCTCGCCACGGTTGGCCTTGCGCTGCACCTCTGCCCGCAGGTCTTCGACCGTGCGGACGGTGAACAGGAAGTCGACTGGGAGCCGTGCTGCTTCTCCGACACCCTCTGCCAGCGTGACCCAATCCTCATCCGTGATGTCGGCTTTTCTGATCTTCATGCCGTCCATGTAGGTTTCGTAGGAGAGGATGCGCTGGCCGAACTGAATGTCGGTCATTTCGCGCGAGCAAATACCCACCTTGAAGCCCTTTTCCGCTGCTGCGAGAGCGACGTTCATGCCGAACACAGACTTGCCTACGGCGGGTCGGGCGCCGATGACGGTCAGCTCCCCACCAAAGAATCCACCTATGACCGCATCCACATTCCTGATTCCGCTGGTGATACTGACGGTTTCGCCCTTGACGCGCTGCTCAAGGTGATCAAAGGTTGCCAGCATCACGTCCGACATGGTAACCCAACTATGCTTGCCGATGTTGATGTCTCCGGCTTCCGTGCGGAGCTTGTCCATGATGCCGTTGATGTCCTGCGCCGGATCGCTGAGCTGCTGCTGCACCTGCGCCATCATGGCGAGGGCTTTTCTCCGGGTGGAAAGAGACTTGACGACGGTGAGATAGCTGTCCACGTTCCAAGCAAATGCGAGTGTTCGGGTGCATTCGATAGCGTCGGAGGTGTAACGGTTAGCCTCTCCGGGGGCGATCTTCTCGAACATCTGGTCTATCGTGATGAGGTCGACATCGAGCTGTTCCGCTCTGGCCTGCTTGATGGCCCGGAAGATAATGCGGTGGTTGTCGTAGTAGAAATCATCCTCGACCAGCTCATTGAACTGGCCGACGCAATCCTTGAAATTCGTGACAAAGCAGCCGAGCAAGCTCTTTTCTGCTTCGTCGCTGGCGAAGCTCGTGGCGGCTGCCTTTTGCAGCTCGAACGATACGTATTCGCTGTTTTCAGCCATAGGACTGGTTCCTCCTCATCAGTAAAAGTCGCCGGAGATCGCGGGCGGCCCTTTGGGTTCTGTGTCCTGACCGTTGCGGCGCTGCTTGTCCGCTTTCAAACGACGCTCCAAATCTTTGGTATAGGCTTCTGCCTTTTCTACGGTGTCGATCTTCTGCTCGACCCATTTATTCAAAACTGCTTGCAGGTACTTCCAAGGGTTGTTTGCGCTGGCCGTGTTGGTGACCTCTATGGCCTTGCATACTACATCGGCTCCGAGGTCTTCGTAGAAGCTGACGAGAATATCGCCGGATGTCCCATAGGGAACAAGACCGATGTTCTTTTCGTAGCACTCCACGACCTTGCACCACTCCGGGTCAATGCCGGATATGTCGAAGGGATCGGCGGGCTGCTCCGGGGTCGGAGGCATTTCCGGCTCGATGGGTTCTTCCTGCTGTTCTTTCTGTTCCTTGAGGCGCTGCCGGTGACGGCGCTGCTTTTCTGCGTTGCGCTTCCGCTCTTTGGCGCGGTAGTCAATCAGGCGGCCAATGTAATCGTCCCAATCATGGACGACGTGGCTGCCGTCCTCATCCACATCGACGAAATGCTCATCAACCATCGCCCGAAGGAACAGCTCCGGGTCTCCGTACCAGCCCGCCGCATCTGCGATGTCTTGCGCTGACATGGATTCGAGGCTGCCGTCTATGGCGTAGTCGATACACCAGAGCCAGAACATGCAAAGGTGTCCAACGACCTGCGGGATGTCCTGAGGCACTTGCAGCCCCAGCGCCCGCACGAGCCTTTTCGTTTTTGGATGGGTCGGTAGCTTCTGGTGCAACTCAATCCATGCCATGATTCTTCCTCGCTCTCCATCCTCCGAAGGGCCAGCCTCACGGCCAGCCCTTCGGTTTTGCTTTTTTAGGCGAGAACGACGATGTTCTGCCCGTAGAGGTTGTTCTTCAGATAGTCGTGGATGTTGATGACCGCTTCGTTCTTCCAAGCGCCACCATCAGCCTCGTAGAGGGCGCAGTTGGCATCCTCGTCCACACGGAGGGTGAAGTTGCTTTCCGGCTGATCGACTTCCGTGAACGTGCGCATGGGCTTGAGCGGGACGGGGTTCTGGAAGACCACATTCTGGGCCATAGATACGCCCTGCTTCGTGGTGATGACCTGAGAGACGCCGTCGTCGGTGGTGGTGCAGCCCTGCTCCTTCGTCATGGACTTAATGACGCGGAACAGCTCCGCGCGGGCCGGGGTGTCGATGAACTTGGAAAGGAGCTGCGTGTTGAAAAGCTCCGTATCCATGTAGCGGCCAAAGGTAATATCCGGCACGTGAGCGTCGCACTTCGCGATGATCGTGCGCTGCTTGTGGTGTTCAGAGGGATGGGACATCAGACGGACGGAGGTATGGTCGACAACCTGCAGGATGAGGCGATGCTCCGGGTCGGTGGGAATCAGGCCTTCCACGTTCTCCTTGATGTAGTCGATCAGACCGTCCAGCGTGAAGAAGGTCAGCGCAGGGGGGGTGATCTCATCGTCCGGGATGAACTTGACGGGCTTGATCGGATCCCAGCGGAGGTTCCTGCTGTCCCAGCAGTACTTCTGGCCGTCGATCTCCATGATCTTCTGCTTGGATTCGATTTCCATGTTGCTGCGCTCATGGGCTGCGCCGGTTTCGACGAGGTACTGAGCGAGTTCGGTCGCGCCGCCGAAGAATCCGGCGTTCTTGATGTCAGGGGTGGGATTGGTAGCCATGATGTGATTTCTCCTTTCGTCACTTCAATTCGCGCAGCTTGCCGAAGTTCACGGTCTGAGGCAGCGGTGCTTCGTTGCCATCGATGTCGATCTGGCCCGGCACCTGATTCGTGCGCTCCGTCGCAACGACGGAGCCATCAGCGCTGATGGTGAGCATGACCGTCTGCGTGAGGTCAACCTTCGGGGCCAGCTTCGGGACAACGCTCACGCGGAAATCGCAGGAATCACGGCGCTCGTTGGGCGTGATCTTGATCTTGAGATTGACTTCGCGCGGCTTCTTCGCATCGGTGTTGGGGTCGTAAACATTCTCCCAGACCTCTGCGAGCGCGGCGTTGAAGCGCTCTTCCACGCCGCCGTCCATCAGGTCGGACAGGCTTTTGATAGGACGTTGGGTAGCCATTGTAGTTCTCCTTTCAAAACGGGTTCA